AACTTAATAAGTAGAATTGTAAATAAAATTAAAAAAGAAAAACCTATTCAGGAATCAGATAAAGGAGAGAAAGAACATTTACCCCTGAGCTTATCTACCAAGCTGTACGAATTTTTATTAAGTGCCAAAAATTCGCGTATAGTTTTGTTAACTGGAACGCCTGTTATTAACTACCCAAATGAATTTGGAATACTTTTTAACATCTTAAGAGGATATATCAAAACATGGAAAATACCTTTGAATGTAAAAACTGCTAAAAAAATCGACCAGAAATCACTTCAAGAAATGATGTTGGGAGAGAAAACATTCGATTATATTGACTATTCACCTTCAAGCAAAATATTGACTATTACTAGAAATCCATTTGGATTCAAAAATAAGATTAAAAAAGAGTCTGGGTATCAGGGTGTAACCAATTCAAAAAAGGACGACAAAGGCGACTCGACGTTTGAAACCGATTTTATAAGCGACGAGGATTTTGAAAAAAATATAATTCGAATACTTAAACGTAATGACGTTGATGTGTTAAGTAGTGGCATCAAAATACAAAATAAAAAAGCTCTGCCTGATACGCTTGAATTATTTTATAGTAGGTATATTGATGAAATAACGGGGAAACTAAAGAATAGTGACGCACTACGGAGACGAATTATCGGACTATCTTCTTATTTTAGAAGCGCACAAGAAAATTTGTTACCTAGGTATAATAAAACACTAGGGGTGGATTACCACGTAGTTAGAATTCCTATGAGTAACTTTCAATTTAAAACGTATGAATCCGCACGACATGAAGAGAGAAAGTCTGAAAAACCTAAAAAGGCGAAGAGCCCAGGTGCGGATGACTTGAAAGAACCATCTTCTACTTATCGGATATTCTCACGTCTTTTTTGCAATTATGTTATGCCTAATAGACCCATGCCCAAAAATATTCGATTAGAAGCTTCAACAAAAGAAGCCGCAAAAGAAGCCGCAAAAGATAATAATACTGTTCAAGAACTCCTTGCAGAAGCGACGCGCCTAGAAAACAGAGAGGATTTATCTGAAGAGAGAGAAGGAGAAGTGGAAGGGGACGAAATTCTTGAAAGGATAGGTGGCGATTCATATAAAATAAGAATGGAAGAAGCAATCAAGTTTTTAAAGGATAATTCGAATGATTTTTTAACACCAGAAGCATTGCAAACTTATAGTCCCAAGTTTTTACACATATTAGAAAATATTAAAGACCCCGAATATAAAGGATTACATCTAGTCTATAGTCAATTTAGAACCCTTGAAGGTATCGGCATATTAACAATGGTACTCGATAAAAATGGTTTTACACGATTTAAAATTAAAAAAAATAGCGCGAATATTTGGCAAATCGATATTTCGGAAAAAGACATGGGAAAACCAACTTATGCCTTATACACGGGTACAGAAACGTCGGAAGAGAAAGAAATTATGCGCCATATTTATAACGGAGAATGGGAACAAGTGCCCGATACCATTTCGCGCGAATTAGAAAAAATTGCCAAAAACAATAATATGGGTGAGATTATAAAAGTTTTTATGATTACATCATCTGGTTCTGAAGGTATTAATCTTCGCAATACACGATATGTTCATATTATGGAGCCTTATTGGCATCCCGTTCGTTTGGAACAGGTCATTGGGCGTGCTAGACGTATTTGTAGTCATAAAAATTTGCCAGTTGCATTACAAACTGTTGAAGTTTTTGTTTATCTAATGACATTTACAGATGAACAATTAAAGTCGGATGATGCAATTGAATTGAAAAATAAAGATTTAAGTAGGAGAACTCCCCATGTGCCTTTGACAAGTGACCAAAATCTATACGAAATTTCCGAAATTAAAGCTAATTTAACGAGCCAATTAACTGAGGCAATTAAAGAATCCGCATTTGATTGCTATATTTATTCGAATGGCAAATGTGTTAATTTTGGTGACCCCACTAATGAAAAGTTTTCGTATGTGCCTGATTATGCTGAGCAACAAAATGATACAACTGTTCGCGCTAACAAAATTGCAATTGAATGGATAGGCAAACCTGTCACCATTAATGGAAATGTATACGTTTATCGCAGAATGAGTAAAAAGTTGCTTAATATTTATGATAAATCAAGTTATGAAGCGGCTTTAAAAGACCCTAGCATTATACCACTACAAATAGGCACATTGGAAACGAATGAAAAAGGAGAACAAGTGTTTAAACAATTAATAAGTTAAACTAACAATCACCTCCAATAAAGTTTTTTCTGCTTCTGTTAAACAATTGTAGTTGTAATTTAAATCATAACATCTAGATAGGACTTTATTGTATTTTGTTATAATGTTTCTATTAATCATTCTTTTAACGATGCTATATTTAAGTTTTGTACGGTTTAATTCATCAGATAAAATTAACCTTAATGCATTGTTTCTTAAATACTGACATTCAGTATATATATTATCGCATATTACATGAGAATTTATTGAATTTGCAACTGTATTTGTCATAAAACATCCCAATAATATCATTGAATACATTATATAAAATGCCATAGTAATATAACTTATATTAACAATTTATTTATTTGTTTCATTTTTATTAGTAAGTAATTCCATTATTTTTACAATATTAACATTTAATATATCCATTCTAGTGTGTATATTATTTATTTGTTCCTGTAATGCAATGCTAGAGTCTTCTTTTTTGTCTATAAATGGTGTTTCTATTTTTTTTAATTTTGCAAATATACTATTTTCTATTTCTGTTTCTATCGCTTCAGTCATGTTCATTTTGATATTTTCATCTTCCCATGAAATACGTTTTTTTGTATCTGGTCTGTTTAAATCTATTATTTGACTTTTATACATATTACCATCCATCTCATAATTATCTATTTTTATGTATTTTAACCCATTTTCAGAAGTTGCATTTGTATCATTTGCATTTGCAATAGCATTTGTTAATTTGCTAATAGATAGTTTTTCCGCTTTTAATGAAGTTTCTTCTGGCTTTAACCAAGTTTGTTGTGAATTCGCATGTGTTTTATTTATCTGCTCAATATCATAATTTCTACTTACCGTCATTTGTCTAATTTTTTCGGCTATTTCTTTTATGGGCTCATCATCCAATTTAATACTAAAATCAGGAACTGGTGGCACAGGCGTAGACATTGCGCTTGCAAACTCAGTTTGGTGTCTATTTAAATCTTTCTCAAATTGTGTTTGCCTATTATTTTGAATATCTTCAAACGTTACTAATGGAGGAGTTTCGCCAAGTTTTTGAGGAACAACTTGTTGGGGCTCTAACTCCTTATGACTATTATTTACATAGTTTAAAATTAACAAAATGTATTTTTTATTTAAATCTACCAACGTGGAGGGTTTTTTACTTTCAACTTCGTAAAACCCACGAACATTATGTTTAAACACATTAAACACGTTTTCGACGTACTGTTTTGGACTATTTTTAATAACGTCGCCGTCAGATAAAATATCCCATAACAAACTTATATTTTGTGTTGTTAAAAAATCCGTTGCCAAAGACATGTAATATATAAATATAATTCGATATATTTATATATATTTTAAACGTAACAGTATTATTTATTAAATCATTCTTTATCCCTCATTCTTTATCCCTCATTCTTTATCCCTCATTCTTTATCCCATCATTTCTCGTATTTCAGAATAAGTCATGTTACGACCTACTTGTTTTACGAAGTTGTCTGCTGCGTTCTCTAACTTTCGTTCTATCAATTTACTGTCTGCTAAGAGTTTAATAGCTTCTGTTTTGTTTTGTGGATTTACTTCTTTTGAAATACGGGCTTTTAATTCTTGCAATTGAGCATCAGTTATTGACTGGTTCGGGTCCATTCGTTATACAATATAAAGTATATATTGTTTTAAATTAAAGATTGTCATTAAAATATACCTTTCTAAATTGATGCATGTATTCGTCTTTTAACTTGTGCGTTTTTAAATATTCATTGCTCGTTTTATCTCTCAACATATTAACTATAAAATATAATGAATATATTCCACACTCTGTATTACCATATTGATGCTCAACGCCTTCATTGCTATCAAATTTGAAATTGATTTTGGGATGTAATGCTTTACCTTGTTCTTTTATTCGGTTCACCAAGTTCATAATTTCTCTCGTTGCTTTATCCCCAGTACTATCAAAGAAAAAAATTTGTTTCTTTTTTATGTTGATAAACATGGAAATCCAATGCTGTCCTGGTTTATCATGTGGGTCAGTATTAAATATCATTCCTATTTTAGTTTTCCCATTTTTAATCTCATCTTCTAAATTAAAATTACACAATTCGTCCCATACACATTCCCCATATAGTTTTTTTGTATCAAAATCTATCGGTGAAGGGCCTATAAAATCAAAACATTTATATGCCTTTTCATGTTGTTTCATCACTCTTATAATGTCTACGCTAGATAACCATTCTGATGGATTAGTTTTCCATTCTTTCGGAGATTGTGGCGCAAAAGAATCAACCAAGTCTGATTTTACATTTCCAAACTCTTTTGTTTGTTTTAACCAACACGATTCTTTATTACATACGTCGCTTAAATATTCAGTCAATTGTCTATGAATCTCTTTGGTATCATTTGTATTAATTTTAGCGGTCGGGTGCTGTTTATTCCACATGTCTCTCAATTTATATAATGATTTATCTGTATAGCATGTAAAATTGTTTAATTCATTTAACTGTTTTGGACTACATTTAACTTTTTCTAATTGTCTAACTGTAGTGTTATTTTTACTACTAATATATTGTTTAAATTTGCCCCGTTTTTTGCGGGTTTTTTGTTTTTGCTTCTTTGATATTTTCTGTGTCATTCGTTTCATCATATTTATTAGTGATATTTTTCTTTTTATCAAATTTAAAAACCCCTTTTGTCTTTAAAATAGGGTCTGTTAAATTTATGTCCTTTTGTTTCGGTAAAATCATTTCTTCAGCCTTTTTTGTAAGTTTTTTTTTTACAAAATTATCTAAAGATGATTTTGAAATGTTTACAGAACGCATTAATAATTTATCCGCATCGTCTTTAGCTTGGAAATCGTTTTCGTCGTCGTCATCGTCGCCATCATCATCAAGCCCTGTTACATTATTTAATGTAGCTATCCCAACAAACGAACTATATTCATTTTGTATTATATCGTTGCTATCAATGGTTTTAAAATATTGAATGCACGAATTTACGTAATTGTCAAAGGCATATTCCACGTCTGGAAACAAAAAATCCGGCTTCCCTTTTGTCAATAATAATTCTTTTGTAAGGCTGAAAATACGTTTTCTGTAAAATTTTTTATCTTTCCTATTGCTTACTTTTTCGGTTTTATTAAATAAATATTTATTGTATTGTTGTTTATTTAATAAACAATCTAAAGTTACTTGATTAATAAAAGATTCTGACATTTATATATTCTTTTATCTAAAATATAGTAAACTTACGATAATATATTTATTTCGGTTTAACAGTCTTGCTTTGTCAAATCTTTTACTTGCACTCGTGTATTATTCAAAAACAAATTACTGCCTACTATCTTTGAATCCGGATTCGGGTTAAAATTATCGAAATGGGTCGACTCAAATAATAAAGAATGCATTTGTTTGTTTGGCGCATGGGTTACCTTAAAACTATAATCGAATAAATCACTGTTACTTTTTGGAACGTACACCGATTGACTACACTTCTGTAAAGCATATATTTGATTTCTTAAATCGGATTCTACATTTACGTTTGATGCAAAACCTGACCATGGCCCACCGTCGTTGCCCGGATTAAATACAGTAGTAGTGTTATATGTGGGCATTTGTTGCGATGGCACGCTTAAATCTCTTCTCGGGTCTACAATTGGTAAATAAGAATACTTTGTCATAACTGGTCTCACATTTATATATTGTTGAAGAGGTTGTGAAGGAATATTCCTACTATATAATTTGTTATTTTCTTCCTCTTGTCGTTTCGAAACACATACGTTGCTCATTTAATATATAATTACAATATATTTTATACTTTATACTTTATATTTTATACTTTGTATTGTATGTTATAATTTCTAAAATTCATATAAAGAATTGTCAATAATAATAGTAATGTGTGGAATTTTTGCTATTATTAATAATGACTCTCAAGTACCATTAGAGGCTATTAATGCTTCATTTATGAAAGGAAAAGGCCGAGGACCAGAATTTTCTGTACTGCAACAATATTATAAGGTACTTTTAGGATTTCATCGATTA